ACGCCGTGAGTCATTACGGCGGAGTCGATGTCAACCACCAGCAAGTCTGTACAACGAAGGGTAAGGTTAAATATACCCTTTATTATCGTATAGACCGAGATGAAGCGGTGACCCTAGCGCAGGCAGGTATCAGTAACCTGCCCAACCTGCTATGGGAGCTTACGCCATTTAGTTTCGTGGTTGATTGGTTCATTGGGATCGGTAACTACCTTTCCTCTCTTGACGCGACCAATGGTCTCGTCTTTGAGAAGGGGTGTGTTACTAAATCCTATCGTTCCAATTCAATCAAGACTTCTACATGGCACCCAACGCTGTACTACCTGAATATCTCAGGGTCGGTTGTGGCAAATCATCACCAGTTCACCCTTAACAGGGATGTCCTGAATGATTTTCCGTCGCCGACGCGCCCCGTCTTTAATAGACGTGGCCTAGGCCTGCAGCAGTACTTATCTGCAGCAGCGTTACTCGTTACTGTCTTTTATGGGAAGGGATCAGTCCCGTACCACATGAGATAGTCCACCAATCCATACTCCATAAGGAGAAGTTTCATGGCAGCTATTGCCACAATCGCAATCGATGACGGCCAGGCAACGCCTGTTAGTCACGATTTTGATCCCGCAAACGTCCAAGACGGTATTGCGAAATACGAAGACAGAGTCGACGGTATTGCTGTCGGTTATCCGTCTATCACCGTGTCGGTCCGCCGCCCTACCAAGGGTTCGCGTGCTTACAAGGTGATGATCAAAGTCGCCGTTCCAACTCTGGAGCAAGCGTCGTCCGGTGGTACTTTTGTACCTCCGCCGACGAAGGCTTACGATAACCTCGCGGTTATGGAGTTCATGTTACCAGAACGCTCATCGCTGGATGAGAGAAAGGATATATTGGCTTATGCCAAAAACCTACTCGCTCATGCCGTCGTTGAGAGTGCTGTTCACGACCTGGAGTCGGTGTACTAATAGATTTTGTCAGTATGTTACTGACGTTTTCTATAGTATCCCGCAAGTTAACTCTGAATCGGATTATTCCTTTACAGAGCCTCTTGGGCACGTTGAAATAGTTGGTGAGTGTGTAAAATTCACTTATCCATTACCGAACGTTTTTAAGCGTTCGGGAAGGATTCGTGAATCACTCACTAATTAATCTGTGTGCTACTTTAGGTGGATACTTTATGTATCCATCGTGAAACATGAACCAGAAAGGAACACCTTCCTATGACTAAGTCAAAGGTTGGTAAGCTAGTTAAACTAGCTTGCGACACTCGTATTGCGCCGTCCGTCACGGACCGGTTCATTCACTCATATCTTCAAGCGATCGACAGCCCGCGTAGTCTCGCTGTTTGGCTACTCTATGAGAATAGAGAACACCTGCAGCTAACTAAGCTAACTGTCGAACCGAATGACTACTGTAGTCCTTCGGCGTTTCGCGACGCTTACATAGCGACTAAATTCTTGTCTAAGGCCGATTTCTTAGAAACCGGCATAGATAGGAAAGCGGTAGCTATGTCTAAGTTTGACCTCTTTGAGGTCAAGTGTGGCGAGCAGAATCGGTACTTCAGAAACTTGCTTTCTCATCCTAACTTCTCGGATGAGAACGTGCGCTTGCTTTCGCTAGCGCGACGTAAAATAGCGAGTATCCTCGGTACCTTTTCGGCTGAAGAGTTTGTGTCGAATGGCAATTGGGGTCCGGGTGTCTCTACTCTTATTAAAGGAGAAGAGGTATCCGCCTTCAATAAGTTCCGCGATGAACGCGGAATAACACGAGACATGTATTCCCTGATTCGCGAGTGGTTTCATCTCGCTTATCCGCTTTGGAAGTCTGAACCACTCACCCTTACGGGTGAAGGTGCTCTTACTTTACAAAGTGGGAATACCGTTACCACAGTCCCTAAAGACAGCAAGACTGATAGAGTCATAGCTATTGAACCAGGATTTAACCTCTGGTTTCAACAAGCGATTGGCACTATGATCGTCAAGCGTCTAAGGAGAGTGGGAATCGACCTAACAACACAAGAGAATAACCAGCATGCTGCATGGCTATCAAGTAAAGACGATAGTCTTGCAACTGTTGACTTTTCTAGTGCGAGTGATTCCATTAGCTCAGCCGTTGTTGAGGATTTACTTCCCCAACGGTGGCTTACGCTAATGAACTCGAGTCGATCCCAATACCGCCAAGGTGAAGACTTCAGTGTTAAGTGGAACAAATTCTCCAGTATGGGGAATGCGTTTACTTTTCCACTGCAGTCACTAATATTTTACGCTTGCGCTTGGGCTGTTTTGCAGCTTAAGCAAATCAAGGGTACTATATTAGTTTTCGGTGACGATGTTTTGTTACCGAGAGAGGCCTTTTCCACCTATTCATCATTTACTGAGTTCCTTGGATTTACGGTTAACACTGACAAGTCATACAGTCAGGGTTATTTCCGCGAATCCTGTGGCGCTCATTATTATGATGGAGTTGACTGTAAACCCTACTACTTCAAAAGTAGGATCCGACAAGTCTTTGACTTGTATAAGGCGGCCAACGGCGTACGTCTTCTTTCCCATCGTGGCATGTCTTCACAGGCATGCGACCTTAGGTTCCGAAGTGTACATCGTCAGCTTGTCAAGGCGTGTCCAAAACCATTGCGGTTTTGTACACCAATTGACAATGTGTCAGGTGGCTTTATCAGTAATTTCGATGAAGCTACCCCATCACGCGCTAGAAACGGTATCGAAGGATACCGCTATAGCGGCCTTATTGAGCGTGGTTTAACCCGCGCTTCGGAAGACCCGGCTATTTTATTAGCTAGGCTCTGGGTTCCATCTACTCAAGAGTATAGGAATACCTATGCTCTTAGGGGGCGGACACGTATCGCCGTAAAACGCGGTATGCTCGTTCAACGATGGTACGACCTCGGTCCCTGGATCTAGTAGTAGCTTTGCAGCTACTAGTTTCCAGGAACTTTTCCCTGCCCC